TAAATTTTTGGTATTTTACCATTATCTAGACAGGTTCTATTAATAAAAAAATTTGGTTCTGTAATATTATATAATCCTTGTGATCCCCACATTGAACCCAAACTATTTAAAATAGTCATTGATTTTTCTTCATTAATATCAGTTATAATAACTCCATGTCCAGCAGGTTCGCAAGGTTTATCTGAATGAGATAAACCTAAGTTAGTAACATCCATACTACTACTTCGTAAAATCCTTGTACTTGTATCTGATAATTTTTGATCAATATCTTTTATATTTTCTATTTTTTGTATATCATCAGACGTAAAATAAAAACAAAGAATTAAATAAAGGTTTTTTAATAAAATAGTTTTTATTTTATTATTATTAACTGGATTTTTTAAAAAATCTTCCTCCTTATTAATTACAATTGTATTTAATGTGAAAGTTTTATTTTTTGATTTAATAAAAAAATCATCTAATAATTTAGTAATTGTTTCTTTTGCGTTTCTTGAAAAATTTATTTTATTATTTTCAAAATAAAAATAATTCAATTTTTCATTTTCATAATCATATGGAATTAAATATATGTCTTTGGTTTCATTATTTTTAAAATAATTAATATTATTAACAAATTTTTCTAATGTTATTTTAACTTTTGATTTACAACCACCATTATTTTTTATCAATAATAAAATATAATAATAAAGAATTAATTGATTATATCTACTGTTTACTTTACATTTATTTTCACTATTAAGTTTTTTTAAAGAAATTATATCATCTTCCATAATTATAAAACAATTGTTATAATTTAAAAAATCTTCTACTTTATCATTTATTATTTTTATTAATTTATTATTTACATTAACCTTAATAATTTCACCCAATACCTCATTAATAATCTCTTTAAACAAGTGTGGATCATAGTAAATAATTGCTAATAAACTAGTCAAAATGTTTCTCTCCTTTGTTGGATCTCTGTAATCTCTATTTTCTTCATAATCTTCTATATATTTTATATGACCGGAAAAATCATAAGAAGGTGGGGAATTAATTTTATTAAGAACTTGTTTAATATAAAAACATAATTTTTCAAATATATTATCTTGTATAGTAAGTCCTTGTCTTAACAATTCTGGGTTTTTATAAAATCTGTGATTTGTTGTATTAAATGCTAATATGGATATTATATCAAATAATTTATGTTTTATTGTATCTTTACTATCTATAAACTCTTTTTCTTCATCACCTGTATAAATAAAATATTCAGGTATAATTTTTTTTATCACTTTTAGTATACATCTAGCACAAGTATGAGCATAACAAGTTGGACCCATTTGTTTTACTGAACTATATGAGGTTTGTCTTGATATTTTATCCATAATATATGTATATATAAATATATAAATATATAAATATATAAATATATAAATATATATAAATATTTAAGTTGCATATGATAGAGCAGCATTTCCAGCGACAAAAGTACACATATTATATCTCTCTTCAAATACAATACAATTAAAATTATATTCATAAATATTCCATGAACTTTTATTGGTTCCTATTACATTACCCGTAACTGGATCACAAATAACAAGATTTTGAGCCAAAGGATTTAATGGTGGTATAATGGTCTGTGTTTCAAATTGTATATTATTAAACCGTGATGTATTGAATGCTCCTGATGGTTGTAAACTATTATACGGATCAACTCCAAAATTATAAATATAAAGCCCATCGGGTGCGTTTCCGCTTGTTCTTAAATATTTTTCAATATAATTAAAAACTCCAACAGGTTGAATATTTTCTCTATAAATTCCATCACATAATAAACCAACACTGAGTAATATACCTTTTACATTTTCAATATTATATAATCCTGTATACATATATCCAGTTGAATAACCATCCAAATTTAGACCTGGTCCTATATAACTATTTGAACCATCATCCATAATTGCATTATAACTTCCATCAGTTGGAGTTGGAATTAAATCATTTGGTAAATAATTATAAGGCCAATTTGAATAATTCGTCCATTCATTTCTTAAATTTGCATCACTTCTTTGAAAATAAAATGTATAATTTGAAGTCATACCAAGAGAATCTAAATCTATTTTTTGTGTTCCAGTTACATTATAAAATATATTTTCTCTCACTTGTTTAAAAAGATATTTTTGTTCATTTAAAGCAAAAACTCTTGATTCTTCATTTGAGAGAAAACAATAAGTACAATTTAAATTAATATCAGCATTCCATAAAGTTCTTGTGTCAACATAAGAAGTAGGACCCAATTCAATATCTGGAGGACTTTGAAGAAATCTATAAAACTGCATATAATATGTATTAAAATTAGGAGCAATAAGAGGGAAATTATTATAACTATCAAATACATCACGGATTTGAAATAATTCTTGGATTGGACGCATTGTAATATTAATATGAAGTTCGTTATATTGAAGAGCCACTAAAGGAAATGCCATTTGACTTTTCATATTAAACCAACAATTTAAAGGTATATATAATGTTCTACCACGAATTGAAGGTTCAGATCCTGTCGGATTTGATGTATAATAAGCATTTGGATATGAATTTACACGAGAACCAGAATTACCTGGATTATTTAATTCCGGTTCTTGACCAATCATTTTTTCAAACAAATCTTTTTTTTCTGTTGAAAAATCTCGTTGAACCATTGCGGTAAGATACGCTCCTGAAAATTCTTGGAGAATTTGATTGCCACAAGTGATTTCTATTTTCCTGCACATTTGCGATCCTAAATATTCAATCCAACGAAATTCATATGGAACCCATGAACCATTATTATTATATAAATCATTAGGATTTGTAGTCGGTGGTATAATAGGAGACCATATATTAGGTATATCCACAGATAAATAACAATCCATTAATAAATCAGCATATCTTGGTATTTTAAACGTAAATTGACTATCTTCTGTTAATTGAAGTGATTTGGATCCTTCAAAATCAACTCTAAATTTTTGAAGACCAAAATTAGTATATTTTAAATATGAACTTTTAAAAAAACTTTTTGAAGGGTTTCCATTTAATAAAATATTAGATTGACCTTCTGAAACTAATGACATAAGTCCACCAGGCATTATACAATGTATATAATAAATAATATATATTTAATTACTAATAATTGTATATTATTATATTATTTATTATATATTATAAATTTAATATATATATGTCAAAAGAAAGCACAGGCAATAAATTAAGAAATATAAAAGATTTTATCATAAATTCAATTAATAACCCACAAGAAGTTTTTGTATCAAGAGTGTTGTTATTTATGATTGTTTTTTTAATTCTTTGTTTAGGTATATATTTTTATTACATGTATAATTTAGCATCACGTGAATGTCGTATAATGGATGGTTTATATTCCACATTAAATAATCGCATAACAAATTTAAATTTTGATTCAGATGAAGANTGTAATTATTGTTTGAGAGATTATTATATTAATACTGCTTTTAATTGTTGTAGTGGAGGAAGTTATAAAAATGATTATGTAGGAACATCTTGTTGTGTTTTAAAAAATATCATTAAACAAGGCGTTCGTTGTCTTGATTTTGAAATTTATTCAATTGATAATGTCCCAGTAGTAGCAACATCTACTTTGGATGATAACAATATAAAAGAAACATATAACTCAATACCATTTGCCGAAGTTATGACTACAATTGTTTCTCACGCGTTTTCATCAAGTACAGCACCAAATTATACTGACCCTATTATATTACATTTTAGAATTAAGAGTACAAACCAACAAATGTATTCAAATTTAGCGGCTATATTAAAAAGTAATAATAGTAGATTACTCGGACCTGCATATAGTTTTGAATATAATTTATGTGATGAAAATAATTGTTATTCAAGAAATTTAGGTGATGTAAAACTAAAAGATTTGAAGAATAAAATTATTATTATAGTTGATAAAATAAACACTTCTTTTATTGATAATAAAGATTTTTATGAATTTGTAAATATGACAAGCAATTCAATGTTTATGCGTTGTTTAAGATATTATGATGTTCAATTTACTCCAGATATGAATGAAATGACATTATTTAATAAAAGAAATATGACTATGGTATTACCCGATAATGGAGCATCTCCTGATAACCCAAGTGGTATTGTATGTAGAGAGATGGGTTGTCAAATGGTTGGATTTCGTTATCAACTTTTTGATAATTATTTACAAGAAGATATATTGTTTTTTGATAAAATTGGGTATGGATTTGTATTAAAACCTGAAAAACTTCGATATATTCCTGTAATTATTAAAGAAACACAACCAAATGACCCTTTGTTAAACTTTGAAACCAGAACTTTACAAAAAGATTATTATAAATTTGATATTTA